ACGGAAAAACTTAAGGAACAAATGGAAGGAGAGATACCACTGATACTAAAGAATGAAATGATTATACAATTTCATGAAGAAAGATTAATAGATTTAGAGGAACGAAAGAATGGGAATCATTGAAACAGTTATCATACTTAGTTTGTATGTTTATGATGGTGGCAATAAAAACATTGAAGGTTGGTACCACCAGGATAATTTAAGTACGTGCCTCACAGCTAAGCGTACGGCGGAAAGAAACTCTGGCAATCAAGTTCAGTATACATGCACTCTAGAGCAATGTGAATTTTCAGTAGACCAAACTGGTGTCAAACATTGTGAAAGAATTATTAAATGAATTTAGCAGAAAAAGTTATAGGTGTAGCTCTTATAGGATTGATGGCTTTAATTAGTTGGAACTTAATATCTACAATTAATTTACAACAAGAAATTTTAAAAATGCAACATGAACAACAACACATGCATGAAAAACTTGATAAACAAATTACAAAAATTTTTAAAAGATTAAAGAAAAAAGCTAATAAATAATCTTAAACTCCAGTCCATTCCTTAACATCATTACTAGTAGCTATATACTTATCAGTTACCTCAATCGCTGAGCTTTCAGCAAACTGAGGATATATAAATGCAACTGCAGTATGGTCTCCCACATCTATCTCAACAGGAGAATAACCTGCACCTGTTTCTAAACTCCAAACATAACTCATAATCTTACTATCCAAATCATACAACTCACCTTTTATTTTATACCCATCATCTTTGGGTAAGAACACAATAGGAAACGCACCATTAGCATAATCTTTTATATCAAAAGATTGTTTAGTCTCGTGTGTTCCCATGAAAGTTGCGTCTTCAATAATAGAATGAAGTCTCTTTCCTTTTTTTAATGTACCGTATACAAATGTTTTCATAATTAATTTATAGAAGTTATATATTTTTGTATCCACTTTTCTACTTCATTAAACTTTAACTTAAGTTCTTTTACAAGTTGAATATAAAATTGTTTTTCTTCTTCACTCCTTTTAAATGTTTCATTCATAATGTCTGCTTTATCTTCTGGTAGAGCTGATACTTCTGATATCAACTCTCCTTTGTTATTTACTAGTACACTATAACTAGCAATAACTCCTTCCTTTACAATTTTCTTTTTCATCTAAGCAATTTCTTGTGTGATATCTACAAGCTCACACACTCCACCAGTACATGCAAGTTCTTGAGAACCTGTTGTATTGTCTTCGGATTCATATTCACTTAGTAAAGAAAAGTCTATAGTCTTAGGCATCTTCTTTTTCCATTCAAGATATTCTTCTCTTGTTATATCTTGATAAGGTGCTTGTTTATATACATGGTCAGTATAAGGAAGAAAACTAATTCCAGATACCTCATTAAAATGTTTGTATACCCAAGCTCCAACCTCCATCCATTCGTGTTCCTTAACACTAATAGTTACAGAAGGTTTATGCTCACACCATTCTCGTTGATACTGTAACCATAACTCTAACTGTTCAATAGCAGTCTTATTATTACGAGTTATCGAACCCCTTGGTGATTCAGTAGGAAAAGAAAACACCATAACTGAATCTGGTTTAGTTACATCAGGCTCATGTGGTACGCCTTTATCAATCATCAGTTGAGTTAGTGGGTCTTTCTTATCACATCTTACAGTACGAATGTAATAGGGATTATGTCTGGTGTGAATACCAGATGCACTATCAACTAACTGACTTACTGTACCACTAGGTTTTACACAAGTGATTGCAGTTGATTGTGGTATCTTAAGTTTCTTAGCAAACTCTTTGTTAGTATCAACCGCAGATTGTCTAAGTCCAGATAGAAAACCTTTCTTAGGATTGTTAGTTGCGGTTGAGTCCATGATACCAGTAAGAGATACACCGAGTAATCTTTCTTCTTCAGTGTTTGATTTCCATATCTTTCTTATGTATTTAAAATCTGTAAGAGTTGATTGGAATGTACCAAGTATCGTAGCTAACTTAACCTTTCTTGATAATTCTTTTTCACTATCAGTAGCACGAACTACAACCTCAGTTAAGTTACAAAACTGATAAGGTCTAAGAATAATTTCTGAACAAGGATTAGTACCGAAGTCATGTTCAATATCACGACGACCATTCAATGCAGACTTTTCTTTAGCGGCTTGTCGATTAAAGATACCTCTCTCACCAGACTTACTATCATACAATGACTTCCATTCTGTCATGAATAAAGCCATATCGGGAGTACGAGTATAACAAGCTGAGTTGTTAGCTAATGCTCTTTGTGGTTCAGTCATCCACCAAGAACCACTCTTAGCATTTCTCATTCTATCATCTTGTATGTTGCTTAAAGATATCAAAGCACTTCGTCTAACACCACCTACAACAACAACCTCTCCAACTTTACAGACTAAATCATGGCACTCAAGAGCGTCAAGCTTTCTACCTGCGGCGTTTTTAAATGTGGTAATTGCAAAGTCAAACAAATCTACAAGAGGTTGAGGCCCACTAGCACGACCACCAAAAGTTTTTAATCTTGCACCTGCAGGTCTAATTCTTGTTACATCTATCTTAGGAACTTGTCCACCATATAACATAGCAATCAATTCTCTAAATGCTTTAGCCCAACCTTGTTTACTATCTTGTACTACAATAATAGTATCACTACTTTCAAACTCTTCTGCAATTGTAGGAAGCTCATCAACATAATCTCTTTCAACTGAGAAGCCTACACCTGTACCACACAAAAGAATATACATAACTTCATCAAAACTTCTAACATCATTGATAGGAATATAACTACAATTATATCCTGCGGTATGGTCTCTATCTAATGCTTCACCTGCTGTCATAAGTGCTCTCATAGATGGCATAATGCCTAAACTTAATACTGCATCTTCAAGTTCGGTTCGTAAATCTTTAGGTAGATTATATTTATTATTTTCTTTTAAATGTTTTTGCATGAAGTCAAAGTATCGTGTGACTGTTTCACTCCAAGACTCTCTGCGTTTATGTTCTTCAACAAATCTAGCATACCTTGATGCATGTATAAATTGTTGGTATGTGGTTGGTAATTGATTGTTAGACATTATTTTTCTCCTTCCGCTAACTCACCAGCAATAGCACTATAACCAACCATATCAATGTAATCATCTGGGTTATGTGAGCCTGCTTTTGTTCTTGCAACCTTTAGTAAGGTCATCATTAATGCAACATCAAGACCAGTCATTGGTATATCAAGATAAGCCGACCACATCTTAGCTATATTATCGTGATTAATCTTTTTGTTTCCGTGTGTTTTCTCTCTATCAGTAGAGACAATACTCTTTGCTTTTTCTATTAGTTTTTTAGTGGAGACTTGGGTCATTGTCTGGGGTATCCTTTCCATCTTTTATTTTTTTAATTACTTCGTATTCCATTTCTCTTGCACCTATGTAGTATACAAGCTCTGGATTTTGTGTTACTAACCACCTTATACCATAAGCTAGTGTGTCTACATTAGGGTCATCAGTATAGTTTATCATTTCTAAACCAACATCACCATCACCAGGTACGTTAGGAGTTAGTATAATATACGCATTGTCTTTTGTTATCTTCATTATTTCATCCAATCTAAAGGTATTTCTTTGTCGCACCATAAAAAGTTATTGGCTTCACACCAATTAATATAACTTGTCTTAGAACCTTTTCTTATTTTATTATTTGCATTCATAAAACAAAAACGAATGTCATAGTCTGACTGTTCTTGTATCCACAAATGTTTCTTTCTGTCTTCTAGTTTTAAAACACCTTTTAATTCTACAAAGATATCTGTCTTAGGAAAATATAAATCGGGAAGATATGTCCTATCAATAGCTGGTTGTACAAAATCAATAACATATTCTTCATACTTATATTTTATTTTTTTCTTTTGAAGACCAGTAACAATAGTCTTCTCAAACTTAGAGCGGTACTGGGCCATCTTCAATCATTCTTTCTCTTCTTAATTGTCGTTCACTTGGACTTGCACTTTCATTTATTTCTTTGAAAGTCCATTCTGGATTCTTCTTTAATCTTTTCATTACCCATTTAAATGACCAAGCACTTTGATAGATTTGAAAGTCATGTATGTAATGCGTTTGCTTTGGCATCAACTCTAAAATATTATTGATAGTAACTTTCTCTTGTTCTTCTTCTGGAAGTAAAGACTTTAACCATTCAACTAATATGTGTTTAGCTTTGCGTCTTAATACTTTTATTTTTTTTCTATTCATTGATAGTTATCTCCTCTACTTTTGGAGTGTTCACTACCTTAGTCATGAACACATTAGAGTTGGCATATTTAAATACTCGAAGTCCACTACCCTCATTAGTATCACTATGACAATGAAACTTATGAGAGCAGTATACGCACCCCACAGGAAGTTTATAATTCCCTGTCTTGTCATGTGGAATCGGTTGATAACATTTTTCAGGTGGTTCTTCACTTTGTATTTTCTCCTTTAAGTTTTTAATTAATTCTTCTGCATTGGGTTTCATTAGTTCATCTGGTCTAAACAATGCAATCTCGCCTGATGATTTATCTACTGCAAACAAACCACCGTTACTAGTTGGTTCATTGTGTTCATATCCTGCAAGTTGAGCAACATATCCGAAGGGGTCATTCTCATATAGACTTCCAGTCTTGAATTTTTTAAATGACATTGGTGATGCTGACTTGACATCAACAACTTCACCATCTATCTTACAGTCCATATGACCAACTACATCTGCAACTTTTACTTTCTTTTGTTGTGCTGTAACTGTATGTCCAGATACTTCAACAAGAAATAGTAATAGATGTTCAAGCACATGACCATACAAAAATTTTAATTGAGTAGCAGGGTCGTGTTTCTCTTCTTTTCTTTCAATACGATTATCATACCATAGTTGACGAGCAGGTCTACCAATGATAGACATTCTCAATCCTTTGCCAGAACTCTTACGAGGCTCAAGCCAATCAAGTAAGGCTAGTTTAGTATTGTTTAAGAACTTATCTATCTGTTCTTCTTTTACATCAGGCTTAACTCCTGATGATATATCTGTTAATACACTATTGATATCTTCAACTAAAGTATCTAATGTCTTAGTGTGTTTCTTGCCAGTTGTTTCCACTCTTATATTCTCCATTTAATGGGCATCGAATACCAAGTTCGACACCTGCGTTTACTATTGAATTAACTGCGAGTCTACCAAAGTCATCTGCTTGTTCTTCACGAACCTCATATTGAAATTCATCGTGAACATTAGCAACTGGTCTAGCCTCTAATTTATTTTGTCTTATATAATCATCAAGTAAGACTAGTGCTTTCTTCATTACGATAGCACCACCACCTTGTATTAAGGTGTTGACTGCGGAGTGTCTGTTTCTGATGATGAGTCTTCTTCCGTCGATTGCTCTGAGCCAACCCTTTCCAGTAGCTTTTCCCACTCTTTGTCTAAAGCTTGCAAGGGCTGGAGTACCTCTGAGAAATCTATCTTTAATCTTTTTCCCATCGCTTCTATTCCCGCCGACGATAGTTCCGAGTTTTTCGTCACCTGCCCCATAAATGAAGGCATAGATGAAAGTTTTTGCCTGGTCTCTTGTGCCAAGACCTGCAAGATTTTGATTTGTGCTGTGTATATCTCCATTAATGATAGCATCTATATATTCCTTATCGTTCATGTAGTGAGAAAGTATTCTTAATTCTAAACCACTTGCGTCTACTCCCACTAGTTTGTATCCGCTTGGTACTACCCATAGTCCTCTGCATTCTTTTCCGTAGGGAGAATACACTGCAGGAACTTGAGCCATGTTGGGCGACTGATGGCTCATTCTACCAGTAATAGCACCATTTGTTATTACTCTTCCGTGTACTCTCCCATCTTCTGATACTGCATCTACCCAAGAACTAACTTGAGCTATTCTTTTTTGCAGTAAGAGAAAATCTCTTATCAGTTCTGCTTCTGGTATATCTTTAATACCTTCAAGAACTTTTTCATCTACAATTATATGTCCCTTGTCTGTAAACTTTGTAGGTTTCCACCCAAAGTATTGTAGATATCTACCTATCTGTTGTCGACTACCAAGATTAAACTCTTTCATTTCAATCAAAGAGAACTCTCCAGTAGTATTTTCCCACCCCTGTCCCAGACTATTCTTCAGTCCAACCGTACTTAGTGTGCCATCTTTACGATAGCGAGGTTTAACTTGTCTAACAAAGGTAGGTAAAGGTACAAATCTTTCCTTTACTTTTATTTCTATTTCGTTTATCTTCTCTCTAAGCTGACCTAATAATAGGTGAGCATTACCTAAGTCAAAAAGAAAACCATTTCTTTCTTGTTGTGTAATTATCCTAGAGACATCATGCTCTAATCTAATTGCATCTTTTGAGAAGTCGGGGTATCTTCTTATCAAATAAGTAAGAACCTTTTCCGTTACTTCTACATCTCTGATACAGTAAGTTAGCATCTCATCAGAGTACGTAGAGAAATCTTTGAAGTCTAACTTGTCGAACCTTAAAGTTTCTCCCCACGATTTAAGAGAGTGTCCACCCTCTCGAACAGGATTAAATAACCGAGACAATATAAGTGTGTCAATTACTTTACCCTCTTGATGTAGGTCAATGGCTAACACTTTGTGTATAACTGGTGCGTCAAAACCAATTATGTTATGACCTACGAATTCATCGTAGCTACTGACTAAAGTTTTAAACTCATCAAACTTGTCATCAGTAAATGTAAATAACTGTTTGCTCTCGGTATCTTTACAGACGATAAGAAATATCTTATCTGGTAAAGTACCACCAGTTATCATTGGTGTTTCTATATCTAAAAACAATCTTCGTTTCATTGTTGTCGCCTCGTTTATAGTTCATCTAATTCATTACTCATTGGCTTCTCTGTTTCACTAAGCCTACCAGTATCCTTGTCATAGTATAAGTATGTAGCTGGGCCAGTCATACCTACAAATCTATTCTTAAGTACACGCACACAAGTTGTATTCCTTATATGCACATCATCATTCTGTGCATCTCTCTCTAATCCAATCACCATGTCAGATAGCTGACCGATAGAAGCTGAACCTCTTAGCTGCGAGAGGGAAGTGGCTGCACCTTCTTCGTGTCCCTTACCATCTGGTCTTCTTAGATGTGAGACAATCAATAAAGATATATCTGTTTCTTCAACCAAGACTCTTAGCTTAGTCATGATTTCATCAAGTGCTTTTCTTTCATCACCATACTCTTGAGAAGATACAATCATACTGACATGGTCAAGTACAATGTACTTACAATCCAAAGCCTTAGCCATGTATCTAACTCTTGATACAATATTGTCTACTGAATTAGAACCAAAGTGTTTGTAGAAATAAAATCTACCAGACCCAATAGTCTTGTCAAAGTATTCTCTCTTCTCTTCTTCACCAATGTGAATGTCTGGTCTACGCAAAGGAAGATTAGCTTCAACACTCATGATATCTAATGCAGTAATCTTAGGACTTTCCTCAAGCATAATCATACCAATCATTGCGTCTGTATTCTTGTATAGATTGTATACTAATTCTTTTATGATAGCAGTCTTACCAAGTCCTGTACCTGCGGTAAAGGTAACAAGCTCACCACTACGAATACCATAAGTCATATCATCTAAACCCTGCCACCCATAGTTGACTGTTGACCTTACTACTGGGGCAAGTACATCATCAAGCAAAGCCTCGCCTTTAATGATGCCGTCAGGGGCATAAACAGGGGCATTCCACCACGATTTGATGTACTCTTGATACTTATTATCCTTTAGTAAATCATTCGCATCTTTGTAGCCCTCAGGCAGTTTTAGTATCTTAGCTTTTGATGGTGCAAATAACTCGGCTACCTTTACACTAGCCTCTCTACCTACATCATCATTGTCAAAGTTGATAACAATATTATCAAAGCTATCAAGCCAATCATAACTCTTCTTGATATCTTTTACTGCCGAAGCCACACCATTCTTAATACTAACTACTGCATACTTACTACCAAGTAGTTGGTATACTGACATAGCATCAACCTCACCCTCAGTTATGGTCACATATTTACCACCGCTAAAGAGTTGTTGTCCGAATAGTCCAGACTCAGAAGTCGAACCTGTTATTGAAAATTGTTTGTTCTTTACATACCTAGTCTTAGTAGCTATCATAGAACCTTTAGTGTCATAGTAAGGATAGATGTGTTTGTCTATCTGTCCCATTCCATTGTTGATTATCTTAACACCATACTTCTTAGCAGTATCTTCTGCTATTGCTCGGTCTTTGATAGCACCAAATGTCCCAACATTTTCTATGACTGTTGGTTGTCGTTGTACTGATTGTATCGCCATTGTGTCGCCCTCTATATTATCTAAATCTTCTCCATCAAAATCAGATGGTGCTTTGAAATAAGTCTTGCAAGAAAAACAGTAAGAGCTACCATCTCTATTGATACATCTTGCATCGCTACTTCCACAAGCACCACATGATACGTGGAACTTTACAAAGTTATTTGTATTGTCCATTGTTGTCGCCCCCAGTATAGATTAAAATTCATCTACACTATCGGTTGCAACAAACCCATCAACCTTATCAAACTCTTCTCCATAAGGAATCAAGCTGATAACTTGTACTGCTTGTAGGTCAAGTCCAACGCCAGATTTACCAGCGTAGTTCCAGTCGTACTCTTTGTACATAACCTTCACATCTGAACCATTACCTACCAATACATCAATAGGATTTTTAGCTGAGTCAACCAACTTAGGTGCAGGATTATCTGTACCATCAGCACGATTAACTCTTCGTTTGAACTTAACTACCTTGCCTCGTTCATCTTCTTTAACAGTGATACCCTTTGCTGAAAACTGGTCAGCAGTCTCGTCATCAATCGCTAAATCGATTTGGTAAACGGGGTCAAAAGTTGTATTGGGTCTAGTAATAGATGCCCAATATGCCTTGCCTTGTATTGTAGCCATAGTTTTATTCTCCTTCTAATGTTATTTATTAATGAATGTATTATAACATTAACAGTCGTAATTGTCAACAGTATAATACTTTTTTATTTATTAACAGGGCATAGCTATCCCTATTTATAAATATTTTTATAGTTATTATTATAATAACAACTAAATATCTTTAATACTCTTTGTAATCTATATAGATATTATAACACGATAAATTTTTTTTGTCAAGTATTATTTTTATTATCGTCATTATAATCATGTAATCTCTCGCCCCTTTTTATTAACACCCAATAAGTTTGTACCTCATTAAATAATTTATTTAGAGTTCGTCGTTGTACATTGATACCTTTTTCTTTTAAAGAAGAAGATACATACTCACTCATAAAGTCTTGAAAATCTTTGTTAAATAATCTTTTTAAATCCATCTCAATAAAATTCTTTATCAAAGATTTTTTTAATGGGCAACATAACACATTTAGAAGTATTGTTATCACCTACATTTTTAGTGAGCTTGTCTTTGTATTTATCCACAATCTTTTTTAAGATAGGGGTAGGGAAAACTAATGTACAAAATTCTCCAGACTCATCAAGCTCTAATCTTTGAAACCAATAGTCGGCTTCTGTTTTATCTATGCCACTAGGCTTACCTCTTGACTCGTATTCAATAGCAATGTTTCCAGTTTTTTTCCACCAGTTTCTTTCAGTCTTAACCTCGATAGTTTTATCACCAAACATTTCTCTGACTTTATCTTCTCGTATCTGTCCGTACTTCAAGTCAATGTCGAACTTACTAAATCCTTTTTTAGTCATAGCTTAACTCCTAATACTACTAGTATTCCTGTTAACAATACTATTATTATAAATAATTCTATTCCTAGTATAGTATGATACCATATCCATCTAGTTTTATATGCGTTGTCAATAGTCAAATCATCTGGGTCTGGACTATCATACCCCTCTATATCTGTTTCTGGGTTTTGACTCCACATTGTTTTTATTATTCGTCTAAACATAAGTTCTCCATTATAACATTTTTATTTATTAAAGTCAAGTCATACTATTATAAAGATTATCAATAAATTTTTTCTCATCTCTATCATAATCTTTTATTACTTGTTCTATCCGATAGTGAGGTATGACTGTATCTTTTTTATACTCATCTATGATAGCTCGTAGTCTTTCTATTACTGTTGTCTCATTCATTATTTTAATCCTCCCAAATCTATATCTAGTCTGTCAAGTATCTCATCATCACTACATATAGTATACTCATGTACTTCCCCATCGGGTAGTGGATTGTCATTAAAGAAATCTATAAGTTGCTCTCGCATGATATCCATAGCAAGTTGACCCAATCTAATTTGTTTAATGATATTCATTTCGTTATCTGAAAAATGTTTATCGTATTCAAAAGCAATATCATCTTGATACTGTTCAAATTTATTTTCAAGATAGTCTTCATGTTCTAGCATACTCATTTACTTTACCTCTCTTTTATTGTTGCCATCTAAATTAATAAATAGTTTATCAAATATAGGTTGACCTTGCTCTTCTGTATACTCTTCTTCATTGTATATTCTATGCTCTCGATTAGTCCACCTTAACCACTTTCTAAAGTTCCAATCATAATCTTGTGAGCTATCATAAACAAACTGTAAGTCTTGTACTAAGGTCATCTATTATTCCTTTCTGTTTGTAGTCTATCTTCTTCTTCAAAGAAAGCATCATCATAAATATTACCTTCAAATAATTCAATGCCCTCACTAATTGCAAATGATAACTCTTTATCAAAGACATGTGCTTGAGACTCTCCATATTTTTTTATGAATAATTCTTTAGCCATGTCTGGTGTAGCACCCTCTAATAAATATTGAGAATACTCTTGCATTTCCATTAACCATTTTTTTACTCCACTCATTTTGTTTCCTCTCTTTCTAGTTTATAAATTTCTACTGGAATTATAGGTGAAGCAGGAAACACTTCCATACTTACAGTCTCTACTTCCTTTGTATAAACCTCGGCAACATCATTGTTATAACCTAGCATAACTAAAACCATAACAGTTAGTCCCCATGCCCATACCATTCCTAATATAAAGTAGGCAAATATCCACCTCTTATATCCTTTTTTTATTTTCATAATTATATTACTCCATTTATTTTGTTTAGGTTATATAGCTACTCGCCTACTGTGATAGGTCTGTGAAAATAAACTATACCCTTTTCTTCATCATAGTCATAAGAATTTTTAGATAGTACCCCATCAGATACAGTTCCCATTCTCACCCAATTGGTATGACCATACTTGCGTTGACACCTCTTGTCTACTACCTTGACAGGCTCATCAACCTCGACACCCTCATAATAATATCGACTTCCTCTTTTTTCAATCGTAGCTTTCGTCATTATAACTTACCTCATTGTAAATGTCAATCAAAGTTTCATCATCATATCCAGATAAACTTTCATCTACATTTTTATCAAGTATAACATACTCATCAAAAATGTCAAGTTGTTTTTTATTTTTATTTGGTTTCATATTATCCTACCTTTGTTTTAGTTTTAGTTTCATTACATATATCATGCAACCATATCCCAACACCTATTGGATTAGCTTCACACAATTCTATTGTCTCATCAACAGTCAGTCCGATAAGGTGTTTATCTTGTACCTCATTACCTTTATCGTACATATCCATGTGAAAAGATATATCATCATCATAGTAGCTATCATCATATAGATAATCATCTCGTTGATACTTACCATAATTAGATACATTACCCCAATTATCATAGTTAGATAACCAACCAGATTTTTTAGGTGCAACCTTTGTACCCTTGTCAATGTCATAATCAAAACCAACACCTCGACTGATTGAATAGGTATTAGATACCCAACCAATAGACTTGACATCTTTGCCCTCATCTTGATTGATGATAGTAAACTCTTGTGTCTTACTATCGAGAAACAATAACTTGTCCGAGCCTATCAATTCCTCAAGAGACTCAACCCACTCAGCATTGTATAATAGATTAGGATTGTTTTCAAGTTGAGGTCTGATAACCCACTTGATAAATTGGTGAGTATCGGATTTGTCTTTGTCAATAATTGGTGTAGGCAATCTTGCCCCATTGTGCATGACAAATAAATCTCTATCACTACCATTGACACCCTTTGTTAAGACTTTGAATGGGTGCGATAAACTTCTCTTGGTATCACCAACAGTAGTAAATCTGAAATGCAACCCCATACTGATATCAAGATGACTGTACTTTGACCACATCTTTTTGATATCATCAAAAGTTTTTGGTACTATCTTGTGAGTATGTATCTTGCCTTTGTTGTAAAACATAATTCCAAAACCATTAGAATTATTCTCGTATGCACACTCCATCAAATTCAAATCAAGTGTACTTGGATTTTTAGCTTGTATAATTAAACACATATTTTTATTCCTTCCTTTGTTATATTAAAGTTAAAGTTTATTGATTACTAACACTCTCGAATTGTTGGGTTATACTTCTGTTAGGATTACCCACAACATAACCATTAGTAATTAACCATGCCCAGAATGTAGGATAATTCGCTCTTACATCTGGTTTTTTCATGTATCTCATGAAGTCTTTATAAGATACACTATTCATAGAAGATTGTTTTAAGAAGTGAACAAATGCGTCAGTAAATTCTATTACCCTCATCAGTCCATTCTCACTTACATTACTTCTAAAAATTCTTAGCTCGACTGTATTTCTGTTGCTCGTATTGACAGCTTGGTATCTATCATCATCACGATAAGAGCCATCTCTCAAATTTTTCTCATGTGATTTACACCACCTACCCATATTGCGACCAGCAATATCTTCAATAAATCTTTTATTCTTTTTGGCATTTACGAATACTAACATCTTACCAATTTGTAGTGGTGTCAATGCTCGTCTACTGATATGTAAGTGAATACCTGCACACCCTGTATTCCAACCCTTTACATAGGTATTACCATTCTCATCTAACCAATAATCACTATGGAATAATTTTTGTAGTCTATCTTTTAAGAATTTGAATGAGCTAGGTGCTGAGCAAATCTCAAAGCCACCATTACCCTCATCAAGTGAGCCGTCTTTTTTACACATAAACCAATCATTTTCATTGGTTAAGACTTGAGGAAAATCATCTGGCATACTATTTCTCGCCATAACTTCCCACTCCAAACCATACCAAGTGTCTTTACTTTTCGATAAATCGGTGTTTACATTCTCACTTGGTAGATATTTAGGTGATATCTCATCTTCCACTCTTGATGAATAGTTGGAACAATATCTCTCATGTTCATAACAACAATCTTCATCTTCATCATGGTACTCTTCATTTTCCTCTTCATATCTATTATTACATTCATGGCAATAACCCTCGCCATAATAATCATCTTCATTACAATAATCATCACACCCCTCGCAATAACAATACTCATCACTATACATCACTTCATAAAACCAATCTTCAATGTCTGAAAATTTTCTTAATATATTGCTATGTAATGTTCTCTCGTACTCATGCCTTGCATCATCTCTATCAAAACTATATGGATTTACTCTATTAATTAAAAGATTTTTAAGATTTCTCATCTGGTGTATGTTATCCCAAAAACCATTCTCATATATATCTTGATAGTCAATACTATCTTCAATGCCATCGACCTTTCTAAGATGATACACTTTCAATATAGTAGCCAACCATTTTCTCTGACTGAAATTGTAATTATTCCAGACATAAGATACTAATTGAAATCTATAATTTAATCTAGTATAAATAT